GTTAATATTAATTATTCCACGTAAACATGGTAAGTCTACTTTAGGTTCTGCAATAGGATTATACATGTTAGTAGCAGACGGAGAATTAGGCGCTGAGGTAGTTAGTGCGGCAACCAAAAAAGAGCAAGCAAAGATTATATGGGAAGAATCAAAACGTATGGTGAAAAAATCCCCATCGTTAAGCAAGCGAGTTAAAGGTTTAGTTAGTGAGTTGAAGTTTGAAGCGACAGAGAGTTCATTTAAGCCGTTATCTTCTGAGTCTAATTCATTAGACGGGCTTAACGTGCATTGCTCCTTAATTGACGAATTACACGCAATTAAGGATAAGAATCTATATGATGTTATTGTCGATGGTATGTCAGCGAGGGAACAACCTTTGTCGGTCATTACGTCAACAGCGGGGACGGTACGTGAGGGGATATTTGACCTTAAATATGACGAATGCGAAAGTATTATTAACGGATATGACGATGGCAACTACCGAGACGATCGAGTATTACCTATCATTTACGAACTAGATTCAGAGAAAGAAATTCACAATAAAGAGATGTGGCAAAAGGCAAATCCTGCACTAGGCACTATAAAGAATCTGGAAGAGTTAGAACGTAAGTATAACAAAGCATTGAATGACACACGCAATATGTCAAACCTCTTATGCAAAGATTTTAATATTAGGCAAAATGGAGAATCAGCGTGGTTATCTTTCGAGCAGATTGATAACAAAGCAGAATTTGATATGAAGGCACTAAAGCCAAAGTATTGTATTGGTGGCGTCGATTTATCTAGAACAACCGACTTAACTTCTGCTTGTGTCGGGTTCATGTTACCCGATAGTGATACTGTCTATTATCGCCATATGTATTGGTTGCCAGAAGATACATTAGAAATACGTTTAGAAGAAGACAAGGTTCCATATGACGTTTGGATTGAGAAGGGTTACATGCGCTTATGTGAAGGCAACACGATTAGTTATAGCGATGTAGTTAAGTGGTTTAAAGAAGTACAAGACGAAACAGGATGTTATTTATATTTAGTTGGCTATGACGCTTACTCAGCAAATTACTTTGTGGAAGATATGCAAGATACTTTCGGGAAATCTACAATGGTTGCCGTACCGCAATACGCGAAAGTTTTATCTATTCCTATGGAAGAATTGGGCGCAAAATTGAAAGTTAAGAAAATCAATTACGGTAATAATCCAATTACTAAATGGTGTTTAATGAACACTACGATTAAAGAAGACATTAATGGGAATATTCAGCCACAAAAAGGAACGAACAAGAAGAAGCGGATAGACGGACTAGCGGCTATGTTAGATTCGTTTGTAGTTCTAGCGAACAATCGAAACGATTATTACGGAATGATTGGCAAGTACAATTAAAAGGCGGTGAGATTATTTGAATTGGAAAAATATGATGGGCTTCAAAAATGGAAGCGAGAAGCCAAAGCAGGTACAACAATTAAAAATGCTGACAGATGACGCAAACAACAGTTTTATGTCATGGGATGGGCAAATATACAACAACGACTTAATTCGGTCTATCATTCGAGTGAAAGCTCGTACAGTAGGGAAAGCAATTGCAACGCATGTGAGGAAGGATGCAACGGGTCTAACCGTAAATCCACAACCTTACATGCGTATTTTATTAGAAGAACCAAATCCAATTATGACGATGCAACAAATGCTTGAAAAGGTAGTAACGCAATTAGAACTAAACAATAATGCATTCATATACATTAACCGAGATGCTCAGGGGTTTCCTATCGGGTTGTATCCTATCGTTTCAACAGGTATTCAAGTGTATCAATCACCTACCAATGAATACTTATTGCAATTTAATTTAAAGAACAGTCGTACAGTTACTTTTAAGTACAGTGATTTGATCCATTTGCGTCAAGATTTCCACGATAACGAATTGTTTGGTGCACCTAACCACGAATCACTAAGGCAGCTAATGGAAGTACAAGGAACACTGGATCAAGGTATTGTTAAAGCAATTAAGAATAGTAACGTCATTCAATGGCTGCTCAAGTTCAACAGTAACTTATCGCCGGATGATTTAAAGAAATCAACGAAGACATTTGTAGATTCTTTCCTTACTATCGAAAATGCTGATTTTGCAGGAGCAGCAAGTGTCGATAACAAGCTAGATGCCATACGCGTTGAACCTAAATCCTTTATGCCAAATGCAGATATACAAAAGGAAACGAATAAACGTATCTATTCATACTTTAATATCCACGAAGGCATTGTGCAATCGAAGTATACGGAAGATGAATGGATTGCTTTCTATGAATCGGTTATTGAGCCAATCGTGAAGCAATTATCAGACGCATTTACACAAAAGTTATTTACACGAAAAGAACGTTCCTACGGAAACAAAATTGTATTCGAAGGGTCTAATCTAGCATTTGCC